CTGGACTATAAGTCCCTCAGGCACATCAAAGGAAACGAACGACTCATTGGTAGTCAGCTTTATAAACATGTCACCCTTAGACAGGATGCCGTCTGAACTAACCCAACCGTTTCCGGTTAGCGTTGACGTCAAAACAGACGCTAGGTTTGCGTAGCTAGTAGCGGTTCCAGTGTAATACGGCATTAGTCCAGCCTCATCGCGTAATAATCAGTAAACCCAGTACGCCAAACATCACGTATAACAACGTATGTTTTGCCCCCAACCACCAAAGTGTTTTCAACAAGGTTGTTGAACCCACTTATGTAATATATTCCGTCGAGTTCGCCGTAGACGCCATTCGCATCAGTTAAGACTACTGGGAGTAGCGGGTAAAGTCCTCCGGTATCCCTCAGCTGTGTGGTAGCGCCCCCAAGGTTGGCGTTAGCCCATGGCCAGCAGTCTGGCTGTATCCACGTACCTGCGTTAGTGAAAAGACGCATGTTGGCGCGGGCGCCCTTATAAGGCATGGAGTAGCTGGTGTCTGAGTACCTGGTGGCGGGTACCCCGCTCAGCATGCCCCCAACAACAACCGGGTACGGAAATTGACCGGGGGTAGCATAAGGTAGCATTTTCCCTAAATACACTGTCCCATACACGCCAGGCGCCATTTTTAAGGCCAAACACAACCTTTGACCGTTAATAGTCATCCAGTAGTCAATATACTGGTTGTGTGCGGGGACACCCGATAGCAGGGCCGAGGGCTGGGTATCAAAGCTATTTCCAGGTACGTAGCCACTGAACCCGGCTACAACCAGGTTGTAATAGTCAGAGGCAACACTTTGGTAGGTTCTAAGGCCAACAAAGATTTCCTCCACACCAGTAAGCCCAGGTGCTTTTAGTATGAGCTCCCTGTTAGCAGAAGTGTCGTCATATCTGAGCACTGTCCACCCACTCAAAACCGCAAAGTCCCGCACTACCTCCAGTAATTTGTAGTGAGCTGTAACTGTGCTGTCGTTAACAAAGCCGATCTGGTGTGGCATACATACCTCAGGAGCTGAGCGCTGATCTGTTGCGCTGTATAACGTTCATGATGAGCTTCTCCCCGTCATCAGTACCCAGGTAGTCCCCAACGAGTTTGGGGTCCAGGACATTGATGTTCCTAACGTTCACGTTAGGGGGTGCAGCGGGGGCGGCATCTCCTCGACTAGACCCACGGAGTAGCTCCGCGGTCTTCTCGCGGCTGGTGACGTTCGCGGGACCCTGGACGATCTCCGGGCCGAACTCTCCGACGATGCCCCACTTTCCGCTCGGGATGATACCACCCTTGTCGTAGGCGCCGGCATAGCTGATGCTCGAGATCTGGCCAATCAGGGCGGACATTGAGGCCATGATCGGGCCAATTTGCGCCCACCCCAGAGGGCCCCCCACAGCCATCGCGGCAGAGATCGCAGTGTACATATCCATCGTCGCCTTGGCCACGGCGAAGGCCTTGCTCGCAGCGAACATCACTCGGTAGGCTTCGGACTGTTCGCCAGCAATTGAACTCGCCAGGCCTGCCATGGCGCTGGTGATCTGCTCACCCGCAGTCATGAAGTTCTGGACGCCCTGCAGTCGCAGCTGCGACAGTTCCATCTGGTACTTGAAGGTCAGGTCCATCTCAAGCTGGTGCTGGAGGTCCAGGTTCTCCTTCGTGAGCGCCAACATCCGCTCTCGCTCCGCGAGGTACCGGGCTTCAAGTGCCGCCATCTGCACTTCGTTGTTGTCCGGGAACATCCCCGCCAATTCAGTAGCGTCCGACCTTCTGGCAACTTCCTTGCCGTTGGCCTCCGCGTTCTTCAGGCGGATGAACGACTCCATGTCGCCGTCGACCATGGCGCGCTGCAGCAGTTCGCCGTTCTTCGCGTTCCACTCCTTGACGAACTGCTCCTGGGCGCTCAGGCGGTTGCTGAACGACTCCGACTCCACGCGCTCGATCTCACGCAGGAACTCCTCCTGGCTGATCTGGGCCTTGAGTTGGGCAAGTGCCTTGTCCGTGTACGCCTTGGTGATCAGCTCCTGCTCTTTCTGCAGGGACTCAGCCATGCGGCCCACCAGGTCCTCGCGCATCGCGGGGTCCTTGACTTTGCCCAGTGAGGCACTGATAGCCTCCTGGATCGCGTCCTCTCTGGCGATACCCTTCTGAATCTCGAGCTCAGCCAAGGCGTCCAGCGTGTCCTGGTACTCCTTCTCCCCGACCATCCGAGCGTTCTTGCGGAGATCCAGCCCCTTCTTGTAGAACTCGATCGAGGCAAGGGCTTGCTCGTACTCGGCGTTAGCGAGTTTGGAGGCGCTGTAGACTTCCTTCATTGGCGTGCGGTCGACACGGCCGCGACCCCCGTTCCCGCCCAAGGGGAATGGGGTACCAATGTCCACAGGCTCTGGCCTATTTATTACCTTCGTCTCATTAACCTTGGTCTGTGCGGCGGCTACTTCGTTCAGAGCTTTAGCCCTGGCTTGGAGAGCCTTGTTATCTTCTTCAATATACTTGAACGTCGGGATGTGCTCACGCTGCCAAGCTGCGGTGCCCATGGCGTCTCTTAGTCTCTTGTTACTTTTTTCCAGTGCCTGGGCTGTTTCTTCTTTGCCAAGGGATGAGATATCTGTTTCCGCGGATAGGCCAATGTATCCACGTGCGTCTTCTCTGTACTTGTCGTATGTCGGACCACTAATTAGCATTCCCTCGTTGCTCTTGACGGGGGTGCCAATATCCTTGTACGCAATGTATGCTGCGCTGGCAGCCGCCATCCCCCCCGCTGCTATCGTAGGGTTCATGGCCAGGAACCTAATAAAGGTAAGCACAGAGGAGTTGGCTGCCAGCTTGGCGCCTAGCTCCCCAATACCCCTCCCCAGCGTGCTGAGCACACCAGACGTAGTGCCCGCCGCCGCGCCCATCCCCGACACAGCCTTACCCATCGTGAAGATGTCATTGGCCACGTTGACAATCATGCCCCCTGCTTTAAGCGTCAGGTAGGCAGCTGCCATTTTCTTAAGCCAGTCCTCATTCTCGATGAGCCACTTAGCCAGGTCGGCAAGTCCGTTGACCATGGACTTAAGCCCGTCGCGGAAGCCGTCGCTCCTGAATACGTCCTCCATGGTTTTGGCAAGGCTCAGGAGGGACTGCTCGCTACCAGAGAATGCCGCCATAAAGGCATTTTCTAGTGCTGACCCTGCGGACTGGAACGCGGTCTTGACGTCACCATCTAGACCAGACACCAGGCGGTATAGCAGCCCTGCAGACTTCTCATTAGCCTTGTCCAGTCCTTCCTGAAGAGATGTCAGGTCTTCTATCAGCACGCTGAAAGGTCTGCGCCCTCGTTCGTTCAGCATATTAGCGTCGAACTGCTGCTTCTGGGCGGCACCTAGCTCCCTATACTTCTCGATAACCATCTGCAGGTACTGCAGCGGGTTATCACGCCCCTTGACAAACATGTCCATGCCGAGGAGCTCTCTAATCTTGGCAGCAGCCCGGTTATTCGGGGCACCGAGTAGGTCCTCAAACATGTTACGGACAAGGGTGCCAGCATTGCCCCCAACAAGTCCTCGCTTACCAACGCGCTCGAGTACGACAGCCGCCTCTTCAATGGTCAGCCCGTAACGTTGAGCCAGGCCTGTCATATTCTTGAACGACTCCGCAACGTCGTCCATGCCCGCCTTGGTCTGCACAGACACATAAGCCATGGCGTCGCCAACACGTTTCACGTTCTCTGTATTCTGAGCTGCGTCATCAGTCATGAGACTGAAGTTGTACATCGCGTCTGTGAGACCCTTGATGGCTGCGACTATATTCGTCTCACCGAATATAGTCGCAGCCATCACTGTGTTCAGCATGTGGAGGCCGTCCTGGGCCTTCACGCCAGTCTGGGCGAGAACACGAAGACCTTCAGCAGCCTCCAGAGCATTGAACTTGGTGCCATCAGTAACCTCGATTAGGCGCTTTCTGATGTTCTGGGTAACTTCCTCAGGTGCAGGGCCATCCTCCTGGAGGATGGCCGCAAAGCGGGCCTGGTAGCTCAGCTCAGCGCCCTCCTTGAACGACTTGGACGCGGCAATAGTAGCCGCGGAAGCAGCAGCCATAACGGCCACGTACTTGCCGTAAGTAAGCCAGAGCGCACCAAGTGCCCCAGAGACGCCACGCAACGCCGAGTGGACAGCGTGCTGGCTCTCTGTAAACGCCTGCGCGTGCCCCCCACCGGCACGGTAGGCGTAACCCATCTTGCCCAGCGCTGTCGTCAGGTTGTCTGTCTCCTTGAGGCTCTTGGCGGCAGCAATAGCCTGCGCGGAGTAGTACTTGGACGGGTCCATCCCAGCGTCCAGGAGGCGACGAGCGCGCATAGCTTGAGACGCCTGACCTCTAGGGCCCGCCTCCAGCCAGCGACGCTCAAGCATTTCCATGCGCTTCAGGTGGGCCTGGCGCATGGTGTACTCCTCAAGGTCCCTCTTTTCGTTGATAGCCCTGTACCTTACAGCCTGCGCCTGACGAATATTGTTAAGCTCTACGTCACGCTTCTGCTCCATAGCCCTGTACGAGTCCCTCATCTTGTACATGCCAACAAGCATGTCGTTCTGCTCTGCGGCTGCAGCTTTCTGTACGGCCAGGCTCTTGACGTAATCCTGACTATACTTACCGGCCTCTCTAAAACTGTAGGAAAGTCCGTTGATCACAGCACGGTAACTAACCATTGCAGATTTTGAGTTGTCCGTGGCGCTACCCTGCTTAGCCAGCGTTGCACTGAGCGCACTGGAGCTGGACTTCAGCTGTCCAATGGTTGTCAGTGTACTGGCCAGGGTTTCCCTGTACCTCTGCATTGACCGCACAGACGTGCCTCGTGCTGCCTCCAGCTTTGCAATGGAGGCAGCCATCTCAGAGGCGCCAGCGCTGAGTTTCTTATATTCACCAATGAGCGCGCTGGCAGAGACCCCGTCCATGGCCTTGTCCAGGGACTTGAGCCGTGCCTCTAGCTCGGCTAGGGCAACCTTAGCCTGACTGGTGTCAAGAATAACCTGGTTGTTTTCACTCATTTTGTCTGGCCTACTTTGGGGTTGCTCTGTCTGGCGCGCTCTGCGTAGTGCTCTAAATACATGTTATCCAGGGTGCGCACTACACGGACAACATAAAGCCTACTTTCAACATCATCAATTTTAGCGATGTCTAAGTAGGCTTTAATCTCAGTAAGGGGTATGGGGCCGGGTCCAGCTTCTGTTATCAGCCTACTGCTGTTCAGCAGATTGTACGCACCCCATACGCCCACTAGGTCCCCAGAGAGTGTAGGCTTTTCTGCCAATCCTTGGGGCGTGATACCAGTGGCTTCCTGGATCTCCAGCAAGGTCTTCTCTTCCCGACCCCACTTGAGAACCCACTGGTACCACTCGATCAGTTTTTTTCGTCTTCCTCGGCCTTCTGGGCCTTGAAGGAGTCGAAATCGTCTGCGAGCTTCACGATCTCGCGGCGGAAGTCCTTGATGCCCAGCAGCATCTCGGCGTTGGCGAGCGAATAGGGGAGGTCCTCACCTTTGAACTTGACGTTCTCCCAACCCAGGAGGATGGTCTTGGCAATGACCTTGACCATGATCTGCTCAGCCAGTTTGTCCGCGGAGTCGTCCTTGCGTTCGAGTGCCTTCTGGTTACGCTCATATTCCTTCGTGAACATCTTCGCATAGGCTTTGTTGCCAGCACGTGCGACTAGGAAGCGGGCGTCACCAACCTCCATCCAGGTACCGTTGTTCTCAAGTTCTTCGTTCACTGCGTAGGTAGCAAAAATGTCCATCTTGGACTCCTTATTATTTTGACAGCTTGTTTTGGCAGACTTTAACCGGTCTGCCAGCGGCGGGATGGTCACAGGCGATCGACAGCGATCGTCTTGCCGGTCGAGTCCATCAGGCCCTGCCAGTTCATCGAGAGCATCACGTCCTGGTTCAACCCGCCCGCGGTCACGCCACCACCAGAGAACTTGACCTTGTCAGCGGTGATGACGTAGCCGTTGCCCAAGCCGTCTCGCACGAACCACGACAGCGAGCTGGAGGTGTTGTTCACCAGCTTGTCGTACATCGTGCCATTAGCCAGGTACATCTCAACCGCGCCGCCAACGCTCACGGTGCCAGAGGCAATGCCCACGAAGCCCATGGTGCCAATGGCGTCCTGGCCACGAAGCGCGTTGTCCACGTCGAGGTTGATAGACTTGATGAAGGTATTGGTCAGCGGAACGCCAGCCTCGTAGATGTTGCCAACGCCCGACACCGCGTTCATCACGTCGAACGCTTGGGATGCCGCGGGCGTCCCGGGGAGTTGCGTTGCCCCCGCACGAGTGGAGACGGTACCCATGAACTCGAAGCTGCCCCCAACGATGGAGCCGCTCTGGAACTGGAGGCTAAGCTTAGAGGCCGTCATGCCCTTGTAGAGGAAGAACTGGGCAACGTCCGCGAACTCCTTCTCGATGCTGAAGGAGCGCTGAGTCGTGCCGTTCTTGACACGAGACGACTTGACCTGGACGTTGGCCACGTTGGCTCGGCTGCCGGTACCCGGGATCGGCGTAGCAGCAGCAACCGTGATGGTTGTGGCCGTGCGGGAGGCAAGCTTGAGGTACGCGCCGTTTGCCGCATCGCCGGGGGCAATGAGCTTGAACCACTGGCCGACCTCAAGGCCGGTAAGGGCGCTGGAGCCTGTAGGGGCAGTTCCCCAGGTCAGTGTTCCAGCCGTCGAGTCAATGGTCACGGCTGCAGCGGTGCCCAGGCCATCGGTACCGAAATGGGCCCAGGTTCCCTGCAGGACGGCCTCCAGGAGCGTGTCGTACTCCTTATAGGAGAACTCCATGTTCACGCCGCCTGAGGTCGAGGCGCCGGTCTGGACAACGTCGGTGATCTGGCGGTCAGCCCGGATCTCCTGAGAGGTTGTCGTCTGAATTTCGAAGGCGAGCGACTCGCCGGTCGCTCGCAGGTTGATGCAGTTGCCCGTCGTGGGCGTCACGCCAAAAGTCGCTTCGGGGATGTAGCGAACCTGGGCGCGGTTGGAAGAAGCTAGTGCCATGGAAATCTCCGGGAGGCGCCCACCATCGGGCTCCCTCGGAGCTTACACCATAAGCAGAACTTATTCAAGCATCAGGAGTTTGAGTCAAACCAGAACGGCACCAGGATCTCCCGGTTAACCCAGCCGCGCTTGCGCTCGATATCCCCAGGCCTTGGTGTCTCAAGCTGGACCTTGAGCAGATTCTTGAACTTAGTACTCTGCTTGATTGTGTCAAACACTTGGAGGGCTGTCCTCGTACCTTCCCCCTCCTTAGTGAACACGGACAGTACAATGAACCCAAGAGTCCTGTCGATGGGGTCCGTACCGATAGTGGCCTGGTGCGCGTCTGCGAACTCGATGCAGATCTTCAGGAACTGGTCGCCCACCGCATCAAGGTCAACGGTCTCGACGTCCTCGTAGAACCTGGGGAGTGAAGGCAGGGCACTCTCTAGGTAGGCAACAATAGTATCCCTGGCCTCAACGTAAGTTGTCATCTTATTTTCCCTGCATACTGGGCCCTGAGGTGAGCTTTGGCCAGCTCAAGTATTCGGCCCTTGTTTGCTCTTGCAGTGGGGTTATCTTTTCTAAACCTGATCAGGCCCCCCTCCACGTCCCAGTGGTACTCATCACCGTCCTGATTCCTGGCGACAGTAGAGAGATAAATCCTGTCGCCTACTTTTAGCCTAGATAACCTAGACCCGGAACTGTTGATAGCTGTGTTCACTGCAACAGAGTCTCTTTCGCTGGCCTGCGGAACCTCACGCTCTGCGTCAGTAGCCACCTCATTGTTGCTGTTGCCTGGCCTTGACTTGTTAATAGCTAGACGCCAGTTTGCAGCAAAGGTGCCGGTCCACTGAGGAGACACCTTGGCCGCATAAGCCAAGGTGTCCTGGGCCATCTTCTTTGTCTGGGCAAGTGTTCTGTCTTCAGCCGCCCGCATAGAAGCCCTCACAGCTTCAGATATGGCCCGTCTAGGCAGCGTTAGCCTCATGCCAACCTCAGGTGTAGCGCCTTGTGGCCGGTGTAGCTGACAACCGAGAGAACTCTCCAGGTGCCATCACTGAGCTCGACAACGTCAGCTGCTTTAGGTGTCACCGACGACGGCACGAGTACCTGTATATCCCCACGCTCAAACTTCTCAGACCCCTGGGACAGGTAAGTAAACTTGTCCTGCCACCTAATCCTGATACACCTAATCGTTGAGGAAGATTCCGTGAAGGAGTCAGTGATCGGGATATAGGTGCGAGACTTGAACGTGACCGCGTCGATGACTGGATCATCTAGCTCGTTACAGATAGCGTCATACAGACCAGAGGGGGTCTTGTAGCTATTCTTTACGAGATAGGTTCTTTCTGTGGTGTGGATAATGGAGTGCTCGTTGGCGGCTCCTTCTCCGAGGAAGATGTGGTATTGGGGGTGGTAATCAGCCGAGTCTCGCTCGTCGGTACTATACTTGTTAAAGTCGATTGAAGCCCACGCTTGAACTCCA